GATGATTACAGGGAGAAGGGTTATTTTCGGATGCTCACGGGATTTGTTGTGAGTGGATATATTAATCGAAAGGATTGTATTTGCTACCCCATCCAAGGCACGGCTTTTCACTGCCTACTATGGTGTTTGATAAGGATTAACCAATCACTTAGAAAGTACAAGATGAAAACTAAACTCATCGGACAGATACACGACGATGCAGTTGCCGATGTGCCCGAAAAAGAATTGGAGAATTATATTGAGATAGCATTAGATGTAATTACAAGGCAGTTGAAGAAACATTGGCCTTGGATAATAACACCGATGCGGGTGGAAGTAGAAGTAACGCCAGTAGACGGCAGTTGGTACGAAAAATCGGAATATAATGTCTAAGAAAAGTAGGGAAAAACGAAGAAACCGCAAATGTTGTGAGAAAATGTTCGCAAAAAGAGCGGTGAAGAGGCTACTTAATAAACACAATGTAATAGTATACAACGAATGGGCTGTACATTTCCCTTTACAGGAGAAACGTTATGAAGGAACTTTACCAGAAATCACGACCTCAAACATTTAATAATTTGTTAGGACAAGAAGATGCCGTCACTACACTACAAAAGAAGCTCGAAACCGATACTATACCCCACGCCATCTTGTTTCATGGCCCCTACGGTACGGGGAAGACGACATTGGCACGCATTGTGGTGCGGTGCTTAAAATGCAGTGGCGACGATTTTGTGGAAATGAATTCCGCTGACGTTCGTGGTATAGATGGCGTAAGAGAAATACGAAGTGTGATGGGACAAGCACCTATGTATGGTGACACCCGCGTTTGGTTGCTCGACGAAGTACATAAGGCCACTAATGATGCACAAAATGCCATGCTTAAATTACTCGAAGACCCACCTGAACATGTGTACTTCATGCTTGCTACTACTGAACCGGAAAGATTGATAGGAGGCATAAAACAACGGTGCTTGAAAATCAAGTTGAATCCGATTGCCGATTTACAAATAAGACGCATTCTTGTGCGTGTTTGTAAGAAGGAAAAAATATCGGTTAGCAAAAAAGTCATCTTAAAAATAGTAAAATACTCTGGTGGCTCCGCACGTGAGGCACTGCAAGTATTAGACAAAGTGTACTTGTTAGACGGTGAAAAGGAACAACTGAAAGCTATTGAGAAGGCGTCATTAAAGACAGCCACCATCGAAATAGCACGCCGATTAATGAATATAAAAACCAAATGGCGGGACATAGCACCCATCTTGAAAAAGTTGGAAAACGAAGACCCTGAACAAATTCGCTGGATGATATTAGGTTATGGTAAGAGCGTATTATTAAAAACAAGCAACGCCCGTGCTTTCCGAATGATAGAAGCATTCCGTGATAATTTCTACGATTGCAAGTTCGCAGGCGTGGTAGCGGCGTGTTACGAAATAATTCAAGAAAATTAAAAAATAATCGTAGAAAAGTAGAATGAATAGCTTATACTATATATAGATTAAGTAAAATAAACCCATAAAAGTAAGAGAAAGGACGAAAAATGAAACTCAACCAAGTAATCGCCATAGTACAAGGTAGAAAGGCAAGGGCTGTGAAGACCCTTACGGACGCCTACCGTTGTTGGGAAGGAGACAAACTCAAGGGACTTACCAGAGCGTACAAACCCTTGGATGAAGCGGGTGAAAAGCTGCCATCCGAGAGCAGAGTAGTACCACTTCATGCCGATGTAGTTATCACGAAGGTAATTAGCAGGATGAACGAATACTACAATGCCGTGGTAACACAAGAGACGGCCAACCAAAATGCCAAAGCAAATGTTGTCATTAATGGCAAAAACGTACTGTCCAACGTTCCCGTGACTGTTCTGCTTTTCTTTGATAAGCAACTCGTTGATTTGCTGACCTTCGCAAAATCTTTGCCCGTTTTGCCTGTTGATAAGGAATGGATGTGGGACCAGAAACGTGGTTGTTGGGCGACGATGCCGGAAGAAACTACAAGAACGCAAAAACTACCGAAGGTTGTAGTGAAATATCCGGCCACGCCAGAGCATCCGGCGCAGACTGAAATGTACTCCGAGGATAAAATCGTTGGTCATTGGAGTACGGTTCATATGTCCGGTGCTGTTCCCAAAGTAACCAAGGACAAAATAATTGGTCGTATTGAGCGGTTACAAGATGCCGTCAAAAAGGCAAGGGAAGATGCTAACGGAATTGTTATTGTGGGAATGTCCACAGTAGGTCGGACACTTGTGGATTACATCTTCACACCGAGTGAAGAACCAATTGAAGATAAGTAGTTCTTTGCGTGGGTAAGAAAATGAAACGAATAAAGAGAAGAAGTTTTATACAGAGGTCGGGTGCTGCGGTTGTCGGAGCAGCTTCCGTAAGCAAGGCGGAGTCCAAAGCAGACAAGTCCATAAAGACCGGGCCACTGGAGCCGGGAGAAAGGGTTCATATTTCCGACAAAATGCCAGAGTGTATGAGCCACTTCGAGCACGGCTGCGATGGGACTATTATGTATTCTTCCTACCAAATGTATAGGAGTAGGAACTTTAAGTCTAAGCCCCTTGTAGACGGTGTGGATATGAACGAGTATTCGGTGTGCATAGACGGCCACGGGCCTGTATCGTGGTATCCGAGCATACTATTAACAAGGATACGAACCAAGCAAAAGCTGGCAGAAGATAAGTAGTTCTTTAACAAGTTAAAATGAGCAAGGCTTAGACTTAGCAATAGACTAAACCCTGTCACTTTGCAGGTTCGAACCCTGCCCCTTCGATTTGACCGAAGGGTGGCGGAATTGGCAGACGCCTGTTCTACGGAACAGTAGTGACTTTAAGTAACAGGTTATTGCTCAAGACTAAACCATGATGGTTGTCGGGTCGAGTGCTGCGATTTACAAAGGCTTGATCATTGGTTCGAATCCAATCCCCCACGTTCGGGGTGGAAATCCGTGGGGGTAGCTCAGTGGTAGAGCAAAGCCTTATTTCAGATTAAGCTCGCAGCTTAAACGGAGAAAACTGACAACGTGATAAGTTCCATCGTACAGAGCAACACTCTTATAAAGTGTTCCAGGAATGGAAGCTCATAACCGGCTCCGTCGTCAGGCTACGACGGCGGGGCCATTATTAGATTACAGGTAAAGCCGATGAATAAAGTAGAAGAAAGAGAAGTTGATGACTTAGTACACATTGACAAAAACCGTTTGGATGACGAGGCTGAAAACCAACCGTATTCAGTTTGGGAGTACGGTAAACTAACGGCCAAGGCCGTGAAAACCCTTGACGAAGCCAGAGCGGAATTAAAGGTAGTGGAAGCCGACGTAGACATAATGGTGAGGGAAACCCCGTCTGATTTTGATTTGGACGACGACAAAAAACCTACCGAAAATGCCATTAAGGCAGCGGTTTTGCGAAGTAAGGAATACAAAGAAGCCTACCAAACTGTAATCGACGCTACGTATGGGGTGAACATGCTCGAAGCAGCCAACAGGGCACTTGATCACAAGCGAACTTCTATCACTACATTAGACGGACAGGATGAACGTGGTTATTTCGTCCGTCCTCAACAAAAACAAAGGACGGACGATGGTATATCAAAACGTCGTAAGTCGGTCAGAAGAAAAGGAAAGTAAGATGGCGAAGGAGAAGTTAGTGGGAATACAAAAAAGGCTTGTTGAAGCGAGTGAACTGGCGTTAAGAAACGAAATCGCTATTGTAACGAAGCCTCTCAAATTATTTCTGCGTAAATTTGGTTCGGCCATGGAAGAAAGTGTTTGTACGGATTTAACTTCCGAGATAGAAGACATCGAAGGTCGATTATTTACTCGTTTACAAATTAAGTGGCAACAAGATAGTATAGATAGTTTGATCAATGCACAAAAAGAGAGAGACGTTAAAATCGCAAGAGCGGCAGCAAACCGTATTTTACGGGACGAATATGAAGATGACGAAGAGGACTACGAAGACGATGATGACGATGAGGAAATTGTAAGCGTTGGTGGAAAGTATATACCAAGAAGGAAGAGACCACCACCTCGTCGTCGTCACTCCAAACGCAAAACATTGAAATGAAATGGAAGTACATAATTATGGAGAAATAAAATGAGCAAACGAAGTAAGAAGGAAAAAAGGAAGAAACGCAGTGTGGCTTCTGGTTCTGCCCGCAGAAGTGAAAAGGCACAAGGTTATTCAGACATGTTTTCATTACCCGAAGGCAAGGAACTATTTGAAGTGGAATCCGCCGGGACTTTACGCTTAGATGTAATTCCCTACGATGTGGGAAGGGGCAATCCCAATTGGCCAAAAGGTGATTATGGATACGAAAGAACTTTCTTTATCCATCGTGGCGTAGGTGTCAACGACGATTGGGTTATCTGTCCTGCTCGCACCGCTAAGAAGCCGTGCCCTGTGTGTGAATTCATTGCAAAGATGAAGAACGACCCCGACGTGGAAGAAAAGACCATTGACGCTATTAAAGTAAGCAAACGCATGCTGCTGAACGTGCGGGATTTGAAGAAGGATTCAGATGTCGTAAAAGTATGGCACGTATCTCATGCTTACTTCGGTAAGGCTTTAGACAAAGCCCTGGAAGCAGAGTTCGAAGATCACGAGGACAACAAGGATAATTTCTGTGATCCAGAAGACGGATACTACCTGAAGTGTAGTTCTGAGAAAGGGTATCTGGGCAGGGGTTTCAGCATCGAGCGCGTCGATTTCAAACCACGTAAAGAAGATTTGGATGAAGACATTTTGGAACAAGCAGTTTGTTTGGACGACATCTTGGTTATGAAAGACTATGACGAGTTAGAGGAACTGCTTTACGCCGGAACTGACGATGACGATGACGATGACGATGACGATGACGATGTCGAATCCACAAAGAAAAAACACAAGAAGAACAAAAAAAGCAAGAAAAAGAACCCAGAACCGGACGATGACGATGACGATGGCAACGGTGATGATGGTGAGGATGATGACAACGGTGATGATTGGGATGACGATGACGATGAAGATGACGAATCTGTGAAGAAAAAACACAAGAAGAAAAAAGGCAAGAAAAAACGGCGTAAATAACTGAGCACACCCCTCTAAACCTTTGCAGGGTGGTATAGGTTAAACCCTGCGGAATTATTGATATGTTAATATGTTAGCAAGGGGCGGCGGCGTATAAACGGGCAGGCGTGGTCGATTTCCGCAACTTGGGTCCAAACCAGGTTGGTCACATACTGAGGGCGTAACAACGCCCAAGAGAAAATATCAGTTATGGAATCCCGCCCGCCCCCTTACTAACATTTTAAGTAAA